TATCTTTTGTTTCTTTGTTAGGTAAATATTGGAATATAGTATCAGGAACAGGACTTTTAGTAAATTGAAGTATCATTTGAAATGTAAATGGACTAAGCATTTCACCCGCTTCACTTCCAAACCAATTCAATATTCTATCCCATTCTACATTAGGAGCAACTTCATAACCAGTCTCACTTGAATTGCCACCGGCAGGAGGTAAATCTGGATAAAAAACACGAGTATCATTATCCAATACAAGGAAGTCTCTTCCAAATCCGGAAAAATCTTTAGCAAGTGGACTATCTTCATCGAAAGTTAACCAAAGCTCTTTATATTGTGGAACCATTGGCGGACGATAAGCATCAGGTAAAGTAAGATCTACATACCAATAACCACCTGGCGCCAATTGAGCGTCATCACCAAAATTATTTAGAACACCATCTATAGGTTCTTGAACTACCATTAAAGTTCTTGCCCAACTTTTCAATAATGTAAACCCTCTACGAAGACTTGGAGCCAATTCTTCCCACGGCTTTCTAATTTGTTCAGCAATCGGATCTGGATACACCCATACTTGTAATTGGTCGATAATATCTTCAACCCTTACATTCATTTCCGCATATTTAATCATTTCAGGAAATTCTAATGGACGATAATAATCAGCTTCAAGACGAAGATTCCATGCCGTTTTAAATAGCCTATGTTTAGGTCCCGTTTGTAACTCATCTTCAAGCGTATCTTGTACAGACATCAGATACACTGGAACTTTTCTCTCAATATCAGGCGTAAAATCAAACTCCTTAATTCTTAATGTACGGAATGGATTAAAATATGGATTTATCTGCTCATTAACAATTTGCCAGTCAGCAGCTGAATCAGAAAGTAATTCTAAATCATAATAAAAATAATATGGCGTTGGCTGAATATCTTGAATGTATTGACCTATAGCTGGTGAGAATATTTGTCGAGCGTAGGTCGGTTGTGTTCTCGCTGCACTTGCTGGCTCTTTTCTAACAAATCTTAATGCTAATATTGGAAGTGGAATTGGTCTTTGTTTAGTAGAAGTCATTGCCCACCAATTCGCAAAATCTTTTCCATAATACATAATTAAAGGAACTTTAAGCGTTTTAACAACAGGAGATGCACCTGGCATACCTTCATACCTTTGAACTCTAATGTTATTGAACATATCTAACAGCGAAATTTCAATTTTTTGTTGTGTGCGGACGAAAAAATATGGACGCATATTGGGTGTCCCTTTTGTTAAATGTTTATAATATATATATATATCTAGTTATGTTAATTTAGCTTACCATTGACCCATCAAATCGCCACACGGATACCATCTGATGTCGCAAGTAGGATCGACAACGGTAGGTGGTACTTGTGGCGGTCTGTAGATAATATCTTTTTTTAGTTGGTCAACAACACAAGATACATCTAATGGATATTGATTATAGCTTGGGCTATTTGGGTCTTGAGTATTTAGAATATCATTCACATAATTATTTTGGTTAGGATCATTTAGAACTTCTTGGTCAACCGTCATTCCGCTATCGTAGGCAGTTTTGAGTGAAATACGATACCAATATTTATGCCAACGGAATTGAAATTCAGGAGCACCTGATTGAACAGATTCAACCGTCCAAAGACTATCAAATGCTTCTATTTTTACTAGGTCACCTGCTTTTGGAATCATTTGCTGAGCACTATATCCATGATAGCTATAATTTTCATATCCTCTTTGATAAAATTCAGGATTATGTGTATTAGGGTCACAAGCTGGTTCTACGCAACCTTTTCTCATATTAGCATAATTAAGTTCAAAAAATAATGACATATGAATGAAAGCTTCAAATTCATCTAATTGTTGAATACCAAATCGGCTGAATAACATATTTTCTGGTTGGAATGAAAATATTATAGGAAGGTCAAAAACTCTTTCAACGGTTCTATTTGTATCTTCGTGATATAAAGGGTCTACATATGGATTAAAACTAGTCCAATAATATTTAACAAAAGTACCTTGTCTTTTAACAAATCCTAATGATTGTCGTCTATATCGCTCTTGGTCATTATATCCATTATGGCGTTTAAAATCGAGACGAACGCCGGTATTATATCCATTTGACCACTCTGGATCATTATAGCTTTTTAGTGGACTGCGTTCCACTACACCGCGTACAGTATCATTCCAATCACCTCTATTACCAGCTTCATCATAATAGCCACCTGTTACATTGGCTTGAATTGAAAGATTTGGTAACCGCTGGGAAGTTGCTCTGACACTAGCAGCCACACGCATATTCATTGTGGGCATGTTAAGTTCTCTACTTTTAATTAGAGTTTATCTTTTAACGAGTTATCTTAAAGATAAACTCTTAACATAAATTGACATCAAGGTTTGGTAATGGCAACAATAGCTCGTAAATATACAGGAGTGAACTTCGATCAAGTATTGTCAGATATGACAACTATACTTAGATATAAAGAGGGTCCACTCGCAGACTTGACTCAGAATTCATATGGTCGCACGCTTCTTGAATTATTTTCTGGTAATGCTGATTTGATTGCAGCTTGGGCAGAAGCGGGTTTCCAGGAGAGTTTTTTAGAGACATCTCAACAATTATCTAGTGCTTATCTTGGTAGCCGTATGATTGGCTATTCTGTAAGACGACCTGTACCGGCAAGAGCTGGATATGGAATACAATTAAAAAGAACCGGTGTATATCCTACGGTTAGGGTATTAGTTCCTAGAAATACCGTATTCACATATAATGGTGCATCATTACTTTCCATCGATGATTGTCAATGGGCATATGACCGTACACAAATTGATTTTGAAAATGGTCTTATGAAATTAGTATCAGGTAGAGCTGTTACATTACAGGGTCAAATTAAAACAGCGACCTATTTTAGTAATGGAAATAAAAATCAGTCATATAATATTCCTGATGTAACATTTTCAAACTGGTTTGGAGAACAAGACCCAAATTGGCAAGATCCAGCAACACAAAATCAAATATCAAAAATGTATACTGTGATAAATACAGATGCAAGTTTAGTTCAATATAATATTCCTGCTGATACGGTAGGCGATAAAATTTATTGGCGAATATCAAGACGTGGATTATTTAATCCATCTCAACCAAAAATATTTAAAGATAATGTTGGCTTAATTGAACCTGAAGGTGTCAGCAATAATTATACTGTATTAGTAGATACATCAAATGATGGTCAACCAAGACTTATTTTTGGCGATGGAGTTGTTAGTGCAATTCCATTTGGTGCCGTAAATATTAAATATATTTCAACATTAGGTGCATTGGGAAATCAAACAAATGTAGCGGGTCAATTATTAAATGCTGGATTTAATAATATCCTAATTACACAAAGTGATGGAACGCCATCTGATTTAACTATTGAAGATTTAAATATTGGATTGACAACTGATATTACAGGTGGTGTAACATTAGAAAATCAAGAGAGTATAAAAAATAATGCAAGTTCAATTTTCTCTAGTTTGGATAGTTTAGGCAATAGAGCGAGCTATATATTGTACTTACGTACATATGGTAATTTTAAATATGCAAATGCATATGGTGAAGATTTTCTATCAAGATATTCAAAAGATAATAGAGTAAAACTAAAATACAGCAATATTGTTCGCTTTACTGTTTTAAAAGATTTGTATTCACTTCAAAATGGAAAAGTATATCCCGCTGATCCATCACAATACTACATTTCTGGCTATAAAGTAAATGGGTTAGCCTATCTATGGCAATATGATTATTTTCTGCTTCCTGATGTCTCTAATGCGGTAGCGTGTGGCGTTTCAGTTGATAGATTAAAAATTGATATGGAAATTGATAATATTACTATATACAAAGATGGCATACAAATAACGACTGATCAATTCATTACAGGTTATATTGCACCAAATGGAACACCAAATACATTAGATATGTTAAATATTTTCAATGCAAATCTTCAACCAAAAGATTTTGCAATAGTTGGTTCTGAACTTGAAATTCTTCTTAATGATATTAGTCGCCGTGGCTATTTAACATTAGGTGGAGGTGAAACTGGATACGCACCTCCAATTGTACAAGATATGACAATGGATATTAATCTATTTCTTTTTCCAGGTGCTAATTTTAATGATATTAGAAATTTAATTAAAGATGATATTTATGCTTATCTAAAAGAGCATACAGATTTTGCAGTTCCTTTATATCGCTCTCAAATTGAAAGTTTGATTCAGAGTCAACCAGAAGTAGCAGGTGTGACTGTATATTTCAAAGCTAGACCTAATGGATTTGAAGAATTTAATATAGCCAATCTTCTATGGATGGGTTCTAGCACAGCTGTATTGGTTGATCAAACAGGTTTAAATTTTAATGGAATGGATATAATATTAAATTTTAAAAGCACTACTTTTAATGTCAATGGTGGGAAAATAACTACACGAAAAACTCTTTCATTTAAAATACCTGACCAAGCTAAATTACAGCAACAAATACTTAAATATTATAGCACTAATTTATCAACTAGTATTGATGGGATTTTGATACTAAGAGATAATATAACAGAAGCTGAATTAAGTGGATTCTGCGCTTTTATATGGGCAAGTATGTTTAATAATATATTGGTTCCTATATATAATGATGTGTATTTACCTGAATATAATGCTGGTAACTCTGATGCTAATAGTACATGGAATGCAATGGATGCATTAAGAGGCTGGTATTTTGATGAAGGTATTTTGTTATTCAAACCAACATTAACTGTTACAGAAATGTTTGAAACTACACCTAATACACTTTTCAATTATTTCGTTTACACTTTAGAATACATAAAACTTATAAGAAATATTATTGGACCAGTAGTAGCTACAGCATTGATTGAGAAAACATCAGATTGTAGCAGTAATGATAGCATCAGAAAAGGTAATATCACATTGTATACTGAAGGAACTGAAATTGTACAATTTGTTATTGCTAATGAAGATATTAAAATAAAAACAATAACAAATGCAGCAATATATACACCTAGCACCATCTTATCTAATAAGACAACTCAACTTGGAGCGTAATATATGCCTAGTAATCCCATAGTCAATAATGAAGGCGGATTTTACCGCTTTCAAGATTATTTGGCACAAGTACCTGAATTTTTAACAGCAGAACCTGATGTAGTTTTATTACTACAACTTTTTTCTGATTATCTAAATAATGCTTATCGAAATGCATCAAAAAGAACTGAATTTGAAATGATATTTGTTTCTACAAATGCAAGCATTGGTATTGTAAAAAATAGAGTAAATCAATTGATTGAACTTATGACTAAATGCGAAGAAAAAGGACTTCCTATTCTTTTTCTAAGCAAACCAGAAGGGAACCCAAATCAAGATGATACATATCCATTATTTAGAGATTACATAGATTATGCAGGGCAATCACGCAATATTAGTGCTGATATATTAGAATATCAACCAAATGATGGTGATAAATTTTATGTCAATTATACTGATGTTAGCTTTAGTATTTATAGTGGCGTTTATTATTATGATTTGACAAGGAATCAATTACTTCTAGACCCAACAAGTACATCACAAGATCCATTTAATAATACACAAAATAAACCATTCAAATCTATAGTAGGTATAGTACCTCGAATACTACAATTAAAACTAGGAAAAATAGGAAGTATAGGTACTCGATTTTCATATAAAAAAGGTTCTATTCTATACTATGAACTTTTCTTTAGCTTAAATGTATTGGATATTTTAGATGTCACAAGCACATATATCATTAGTGATTCTAATAGAATAGGTGTAAATAATCCATATGTCAATCCAAAAGATGACTTTCTTTATTTAGTTGACTATTACCATTCTGTTAAACCAACACCGGTAGCATTTAGATATCATTATTGGATTAAATTTGCAACTGATGTATGCTCATTTAATTGGCAGTCTCCTCAAATAGGAGAACCTAGAACTATTCCTGGTTTTTCATTATTTTACGCTAGAGATTTAAGTGAAAATGAATTGAATCCAATAACTAAAGATAGACAAGAAAAATATAGTGTAGTTGATCCAATATTCACTCCAAACAATGAAGTTATATCATTAGAAAGCACTACCGCAACAACAACAACAAAAGCTATTTCTACAACAAAATGGCCACACGGCTTATCAGTAGGTGACTTGGTAACTATAAAAGATACTCAATATTTTGATGGCGCAACAACTGTTGATTCAATTATTAATGCTGTTCAATTTCAATTTGGTGGCTCATTTGTAAGCGCATCAGTAGCTCTAGGCGGAGAGTGTTTTGTTAATGATTTTTGGTATAGCAAAAATGTAAATAAAGGCGTTACACATAATTTAATAGTTCCATTTGTTAATGCTCAAACATTTATTCCTTTACCTTTTAAACCAAATACCTATCTTGCACGATTAGATTCACAAGACCCTAATTTCTCAACATCATTTAATGGAATGGTTGATGTTGATGTTGATGCAAATGCCATCCGGTTTGCCGAACTCGGCAACTTAATGGCAGGCGATAAAGTAATCATCATCCCATCAACAGCGTCAACATTGCCAGGCGGATTATTAGCAAATACAGTTTACACAATATCAAATGCTAATTCCATTACTCGATATGTAACATTTCAAGGAACACCAATAACAAGTATAGGAAGTGGCACAATTATAGCCACTCAAGTAAATTGGTGGTTTAATGCATCAATGGTAAATGTAAATCCATTGAATGAAATTCCTGTATCAACAATTGAAAATTTAAGCATAGGTCAGTTAATTGAATTTACAACAACAACACCAACAGCTGTAATGCCTGGTGGGATAACAACTGGTAAATTATATATTATCGAATCAATCAATTCATTAAGTAATACAATCAAATTAGTAGATGTAACAATAACATCTATTGGTATTGGTGATATAATATTAACACCATATATACAAGGCCAAACAGACGCAGGGTATATTGGTCAAGTTGTAAATAATATATTTGGTTTTAGTGGTTCTTTCATAATGGCTTCATATTCAGGTAATTTAATTACACATGGATGGTGGTATGTTAAACTTGGCGGTGAATTAGCTGGAGTTGGTAGATTTGATAGTGATGCTGTTCTTTGGGAAAGAGGCAATCTTTATCCTACAGGTTCATATGTTGTATATCAAGGAATTCGATATTTAGTCAATGTATCAATAAAAACCGATTCGAATAGTGTTACGCCTGATAAAGATTTAATAAGATATACATTGGCTATGAACGCATTGACTAATCCTGATTTCAGAACAATATTTAATAAATATATGTTTGGATTATATTTCACTAAAAATTTGAAACCAAATACAGAGATTGATTATGTCAATACTCCTTATAGTGAGTTGACATCTACCATCTATATTCAACCAACAAAAGAAACATTTCTAAAATACGGATGGAAACAAAGAGATTGGTGGTTTGATCCAACAACCGCTACCAAGACGATGACAAAACGTAATGGATATATCGTATTTACAGCAATAAATTCAGTTGATACACTTGTATGTAATCAACCAATTATTAATAATATACCTTGTTATAATTATGGTAATCCTGTAATAAATTCTATTGAACCATTCATTAAAGCAATTGTAACTCAATTTATGGATTTAAGAGGATTGGTGCCAATCGTGATGCCAATTGAATTTGCAACTCAATTAAGTGGCGTAGCAACAATAACCACAAGCACACCAAATGGCTATAAGATTGGCGCAAGCATAACAATAAATGGTTCAACCAGTAGTTATTGGAATGGAACATTTCAAATTACTTCAATAATAAATACACAACAATTTACAATTGATGTTGACTTATTATCACCAAATACAATGCCAGGAACGGCAACATCTAATTTTTTACCACAAATTGGTGATTATGTACGTGTAAATGATGGAACCGGAAATAATGTAGATGGATATTATGTAGCTGAAATAGAAAATTGGAGATTAGTAACATCAGATGTAATCTCTGATGGTGCTACAGTATTTTCAAGAACAAATTTATTTACAGCAGATGAAACTAATCCTTCATTAGCACAATTATCGCCACTTACAATCAGTAGCCTATACCTTAGTACACCAACCTCACTTAGAGTACAAACATTTAGCGACCACCGCTTAAAAGTAGGCGGCCAATTTGAAATAAGACAAGCAACACCATCATATTTTAATGGATTTTATGAAGTGATTAATGTGTATGATGCCGAAACGCTTGATGTCAATTTCATAAAGCAAAAAACATATACGAAAAGTGCCACCGTACCAGGTGTAATGTATCGTAGAGGTTGGTATAGATTTGAACTCAATTCAATACAATGGCAACAACGCTCTAGAGTAATTGATTATAATGAAAATCCATTAGGTAAATATTGGACGATTGCACCTTTAGCAATTCAAACATTTCAAAATAATGTGCTAAATCCTTTTAGTGAATTTGATTTTGAAGTGCTTACTGATACCGGTTCATATATAGCCTACTTTAGAAATGGTGATTATGTACAATTATCAGATCAATTAGCACCTATTTCTAATGGACTCTTCAGAGTACGCAGAGGTCTGACATGGGAAAGATTAACAATTCATAATTCAATGAAAGTTCGTGATATTGATGTAGACTCATATGAAAATCTTGATTATGATTATAATGAACTTACAAGTCCTATTGTGTATCGTATTTATGGTGATGATGATGTAGATGATATGATTAGAGATGAGAGTAATGGAAATCATCCGATATATAAAGCAGATATTTTAACAACACCATCATTTGAATTCATTTATGAATCTATTCCAAATATTGATACGGCAGGTAACTATCCTGAACAATATAGCGCATACTTGGATAAAAATAGCGTTGTTGAACCGTGGTTAGTAACGCCAGGATTTACAGGTGTTCCTGATATGCGATATCCATTGATTGAAAAAGTTGAACGATTAATGTACCTCAAAGATTGGAATGTAATTGACATTGACTTAATCGGATATTTAGCACGATATATAGGATATGATATTACAACTCTAACATCTGATATTAATGAAAATCCATTTTATAATAATACAGAAGAAAGAAATAAAGCACTTAGACAAGCTGTAATGAATCTACCTCAATTCTATACATTGAAAAGTACTGAACCTGGTTTGAAAATGCTACTCGCTACTTATGGTGCTATCGGTGAAATCGTTAAAATGTGGACTCGCACAAATGACCCATATAAAGAATTTATAGAAGAAGGTGAACTGAAAGGACAAGCAATGAATGATGCTATGAACAATACACCTAGTTTCTTTCAACCAATACCGCACTTCACCGTAAAACTTGATGTAAATGCAAATAGTGGATTGAGTCAAGATGAACAACGATTACATCAAGCTATTATGGATTTCAAACCCATAAATACATATTTCGATGGACTTGTCAAATATCTACAAGATACAGCACAGATAAGAGTACAAATGGGACCAACATTATTAACAGGAAAATCATCGTGGGCAGTTGGATATAATGAACTTAACTGGGATGATTTACCTGAAGATATGCTTTCTGATGAATGTCTTTGAAAAACAAAGACTTCATTTTTAATAAACTTGGGATAACTTTTAAATATACTGAACAAACGGTAATACACTATGCCTGTAAAGACACTAATTACGAACCAGGGTATGTCCCTCCTAGCATCATCATCATGGGCAACCGGTCAATATTATTGGCTGGGATATTATGCGCTCGCCTATGTACCTGATACTTGGAAAGAAGGTACTCAAATTGATTTTCCCGCAAATAATTGCGGTGATGTACTCTCTAATATTACGGGAGAGGATTTTACTCCTATTGCACCAACTGCCGTAGAACCAATTACAGCATCAATGACACGATTGACAACTAATGGTGATATGATTTGGAATGTGTGGCAAGGCGACCTCGTTGGTACTGGATATGCCTTCGGAAAAAGCGATGGTAGCCCTGGCGGTAATTTATTCGGAATGTCACTCTATGATCAAAGCGTAACTACACAATATAGATATGTTGTAAATAGCCTAGGAACTAATACTCTTGTTGCATGGAAACCTAATTTCGGAAACTCTTTCACAGGCGCAAGTGTATACTTTGGCACCGATGGATTCGTAGAATCACAAATGCCAATCCCTGCACCATTATATTACTTCGGTGATGTCCTCGGCGGAAATACAACAGATGACTA